AATTTGGGGGCCTCCTGGTGTCAGGCGATTATGCCTGCTAAGGACTACTATCTCCACGTGCTATAGTAGGTTGCAAAGTGCCAGTCACAAAAAGTCGTAATGTTAGTGTGCTGGATCGTGATTCTTGGACCCACATAACTAGTCCGAACAACGCTCCCATCGAATCAAAGGATCGTAGAACGATTACTTTGGTAAGATCTAGGACCGGCGAACGGCTATTAGGTTGGAAAGAGATCATTCAAAAGCAACAAAACGCTACGACTAATATGTCGGGCACTTTTGATACATATGAAGCAACCTATGCGAATTGGTATGTTCTAGTTATGAACCAAAACAATTCGCAGGACAAGAAAATCTACAGAGACGAGCTGAATGGTCACATTTTTGGTGAACATACAAACTTGCCTGTTGGAGGTTTTCTTTTGTCTAATAGTACGGCGTACAACAGGGCTCTTATTGATTATCTCAAGAGAGTTCGCCAGGTACAAGTCGAATTTTCTAGTCCGACTTTTCTTGGTGAGCTCGGCGAGGCAATCCATATGATACGACATCCTGCACAGGGTCTTCGTAATCTGGCTGGTTCTTTTATCGACCGTGTTAAAAAACGGAAGAAACAGAGGCCTAAAGATTGGAAGAAAAACCTGTCGGGTATGTGGCTCGAGCAAGCATTTGGATGGCAACCCTTTATCTCTGATATAAACAATGCCTATAATACATATCGAGGTCTTGCAAAGGAGCAAGATTCGGTAATGGTTACAGGTACGGGTATAGAAGAGGGACCGGGTGCTGTCAATTTGCAAGCACCGTTTCCCCAACTCGGTAATCCTGCGTTCTCCAGATTAAAGTCACGTTGGTCTAAACGCGTGACTGAAAAGGTGGTCGCAAAGATTCACGGGAAGGTGATACGGCGAACCGAAAGCCCCTATCGCGATAAGCTGAGTGCCTTTGGTTTTGAACCATTGGAATTCGTGCCTACAGCATGGGAATTACTCCCTTGGAGCTTTCTCGTAGATTACTTCTCTAACATCGGAGATGTAATCACCGCTAACTGTGCTAATCGCAGTCGCATAGTCTTTTCGAATTCAACCATCGTAAACCTCAGTATTAATGAGGGCTACGTTGAGATGGATAAGGATCGACAGAAAGTGACGCTTTATGGCTACAGTGGCGGAGACGGCGCGCCCTGCGTCGCAAAACTCGTGCGTCGCGTAGTTACTCGTACTGCAAATATAGCAGTTGGCTATCCTGATCTGACCCTAGAACTTCCAGGGAAACCAGCTCAGTGGGCCAATATGCTAGCTCTGGCAGTGCAAGTTCACTCCGGCGTAAATCCGCAGCGCTTCGTAAAGCATTATGCCTAACGTGCGCTGTTTAACTCTATTACTTATGTAATAGAACCAAATTGCATACTTAGTCTTATGACTCTAAATGATCACCTAGCAGTAGTTAGGTTGTCGGCTAGACGATGAGACCATTTGTGTGCTAACTTCTAAGGTCATCATGACTATTACTGTTACTAGTCCTATTACTGGGACTGCGCAGACGGGACTTACCGCACCTACGTATACCCTTACGGCTGATACGCCTCCGAATCCCAATGGGAAACAGAACGCTGTAACAGCCTTGGGTGGTACGCAGGCCGGGGTCACGGTCCACTCAGTGGCAGCACCGTTTACCGTTTCAGCTTTTCGACCTGCTGTTTTTAAGCAGCTTGGCAAAGCTAATCCGGTTACGGGGCTTATCGCTAATGTTCCTCGTAACGTCTACAAGGTCATCACGCGCAAGGGATGTTTACCCCTCGCAGGACAGCCTTATTCGACCATGCTGATTACCACTGTTGTAGAGGTACCAGCTGGAGCCGATTTGGCTGATTCTGCTAATGTTCGTGCTGCTCTTTCCGCTCACATTGGTGCCCTTAGTCAGCAGTCCGCTGGCATAGGTGACACAGCTGTGAGTGGTATCATCTAGCATATGGCCTGTTTTCCATGGCTATGCCGGCGAGAGATTGCCGGTGATTCAGATGAAGGAACCTTAGAAGCCTTCCTGCAAAGGAGACTTCTAGAGATTGATTTCTATGAACCTAACCTTGGAGCAGATCATGACGACGAACGGATTATGGAGGCCAGAACATCTGAAAGTCAAGAAAGTTTCAGATGGTCGACCCTCTTCCGTAAGTGTTGAAATGCTAGGTGAGCCCTCGCCTCTTAAGATAGCAATCGCTTGCGCTATCAAGTCTATGGAAAACATGAGTAAGTTGACCGGTAATAAGGTCAATGTAACTCTTGATGACCACAGGCCTGTTAGGTGCAGAGCAACAGGGCGATTTCTTACCAAACCCAGATATAAAATCTGGTCTCGGTGGGGAGTCCTAACTGTTGTCGGTTTCTTCTGACAGAGATAGGGCTTTACGAACCATTAGGAGTGTCCTTACCATGTACCTTTGTACTGATACACTACACTCACTGCTACAATTGGATCTGTATGAGGCGGGTTGGACTAACTCCGGATTATATCCCGGTGTTAGCCATCGTCAAGTCGCCATGAGCTCGCTCGATGCTTCATTATTGAAGAAATTTCATAATGACGTTACCGATAAAGCTCGTGATGACAAGGCATTGCAGCTATTTAGTAGCTGTAATACGGCATGTCAAAAGTTCGACAAGCCGCTTCCGCGTCGTCTTGATGAAGAGTTGATTATAAATGAGATGAAATCTATCATTTATGATTTCTTTAATCCTCTTAGCGATTTTTGCTTTAAGGAAGATAGATACTCTTCAACAAGAGAGCCTTTACTCCTTAACCTCGGTGATATAGCAATTCACTTCAGTCTAGGATCTGGCTCTAACATAGGAGTTAAGTCGACAGATTTTTATTCTAAGTTTGTCAACTCTTCTATGTCTCATACTAACCCCGCCTTGCCTTTATTGTTTAGGCAAGCTATCTCTAGTGACGAACGGTGGGCCGGCATTGAAGCTTTCCGGCACGCCCATTTTGGCTCTGAGATAGTACGTGGCTCTCGTCTTTCTTTTGTTCCGAAGTCTCAACTCATAAGCCGGACCATATGTACCGAGCCTCTTCTGAATATGCTTTTCCAGAAGGGTATCGCAGGCGTCTTGGAAAGGCGACTTTTTGAGGTGTTTCATATTGACCTCAGCAATCAGCCTTCTAGAAATGCCGCGATGGCTCGAATGGGCTCTGTTAGTGATAGATTTGGTACTATCGATCTGTCATCTGCCAGTGATTCCATTTCTAGTTCTTTGATTAGAGATATTATACCTCCCGAACCACGTAAGTGGTTAGAGATGTGTAGATCTCCGATCACCATCCTTCCAGATGGAAAAGAACTCGAGCTACATATGATATCATCAATGGGTAACGGATATACTTTTCCGCTCCAAACGATGATCTTTGCCAGCTTAGTCACGGCTGCCTACAGAGTGTATGGACTTGATGTCATACACCCTCGAGGGCGGACACTCGGCAATTTCGCCGTGTTCGGAGACGACATTATAGTGGACAAACGCGTTTACGATGCGGTTGTTCGCTGTCTTGAAGTCTGCGGATTTAGTGTTAACCGTGATAAGTCCTTTAATGAAGGACTTTTTAGAGAGTCGTGTGGCTCTGATTTTTTCTCAGGCCACAATATCAGGGGTGTTTACATTAAAACGTTGAACACACCTGGCGACTTTTATTCAGCTATCAACCGATTGAACAGATGGAGTAGCGTTCATGGAGTTCTTTTATCCCGCGCCGTTGGTTACTTACGTACTGGCTGCCGGTTTTCTGGTGTGCCATACAATGAGGCCGATGATGCGGGAATTAAGGTCCCATTATCGCTTCTTAGGAATCCTCGTCGAGATCGTAACGGAGCCGTTAAGTACACTGCTCTTGTTAATGTACCTCGTCGTGTGTTCCTTTCAAATGCTCAGTCTGAACGCTTGAGAAACCGTTCTTCAAGCACTGAACCGCTTGATTGGACATTAAAGCCTGATGATGTAAAACGAATAAGGAATGTTTTACCTGACTTCGTTGAATATCCAGAAGGCTATCTCTTCGTTCTACTAGCTGGATGGCTTCGGAACGGCCACTTAGGTATTAGAAGTTTGAAACCTAAAGCCGTGCTAAGGCGACGGGTTTGTCCTGGTTGGGACGAATCCTTAGCCGCTCGGGGGGAAACCCCCGAGTTCGCCGCAAGATGGAAGTCCTGCGTCGAAGCTAACCTTGTAAGTTA